GTTTAAGTATGGTCCCTATTATAGGGCCATTTGCAACGGCCGGCTCTATAGCTTCTGGCGCTATGTCGCGCATTGCTAAAGTGTTTGGTTATTCCCGACCAAATCAGTTGGCTGATACTATGTATTACCAACCGGAGCCGGTTCCCAAGTTTGCCTCCACTATTGGAGCTTTCCTGGGAGCTAAACTTTCTGTAGACCCTTTGAACGAGGTAACAATTGACCCGCGAGTCGGGAATTTTGATTCCACGGATCAGTTGACTATAGAGAGTTTTGCCAAGCAAGAGTCCTTTTTGACTTCATTTTCTTGGTCTCAAGATGGTAGCGGTAGCGGGTTTAATACTTTATTCCGCTGTGCTATTGCCCCATCCTTGTACTCCTTAGCCGCCCTACAGTCGCCGCCTGGCGGCCAAACTGGTCGACTCATGCAGCCCACATCTGTGGCGTTTGCGGCCAATCCTTTTAAGTATTGGAGAGGAACACTGAAGGTTCGCTTTCAGGTTGTTGCTTCCCAGTACCATAGAGGTAGGTTGGCTGTGGCGTACGAGCCAAACATCGGTCAACAAGAGCTGTTGAATCAGCAAGGTCCACCAGATTATAATGGACGCAAGATCCAAATCTTTGACCTTCAAGAGTTCGACGGCGTTGAGATCGAATTCCCGTGGGCACAATCAGAAATGTTCTGCAAAGTGCCAAGCGTTGAATTCCTCGAGAACATGATTGATTTTCATCCTATGTATACACCTTCAATCAACAACCTCTATACTCCCGTTTTGGGAGCTGGAGATGGAGCTGGATACGCCAATGGATTTTTCGAAGTTCTCGTGGTTAACGACCTAACCGCGGCAATCCCTGATCCTCCTCCGATCGCTATTAACGTTTTCGTTAGTATGCCTGATTTGGAGGTGGCTTGCCCGAGTGATAACTCAGTGGGCTCCCCCGCTTATATGTCGCCCTCGCGTATGCAGGCTGATGAAGCGGTGGAGGCCATTGTGGAGGAACCCGATGCGGCGTTGTCCCTCAAATTTGAGGCTGACACCGTCACTGGCAAGTTCGATCACGACATGGGGGTGAAGGCAGAGATGCTACATGACAAAGCAGTAGACCAGGTTTTCCAGGTCTGCTTTGGCGAACGCGTCAAGTCTTTCCGCTCCCTGTTGAAAAGACCACAGACTCTATTTCTCCTCAATGGGATAGGCTCTACATTTGAGAATTACTACTATATGAATGTACTACCTAAAAATACCAGGTACTACAAGTGGAGTAAACCAAGCTGGGCCGATCTCAAGAGAGACTACGAAGTTGATTTGTTTGATTACATTCGCAACGCTTTCGTAGGTATGAGAGGAGGTTTTAGATACACATTTGTACCTTACAATTGGAACAGTGGTTTACGGGCTATGTCCGTTGACCGTTACCAGAACAGTGAGGAAGACCCATCATCGTATTTTCCGGGGAGCAACAGTAATCGCTCCGTTCCGGTTAATCACTTGGGAACTCATTATGCAATTATGGCATCTAATCCATCTCTCAGCTTTGAGAGTCCCTACTACGACAGCTCTCGCTTTGTGTCAGCTCAGGGCAATAAGCTCAAGAGCATGGCTATCTATCCTCACTCCGATGAGGTGGAGAGAGTGAGAGTTGCTGCGTACGTAGATGGCACTCCTGCATTCCGCATTAATGTCACAGCCGCTCCGGCTGATGATTTTACTTTTGTGGGACGTGTAGGAGCGCCTCCGGTCATCCGACTGTGGGCAACTTAATTTACTAATTTTAATTTACTACCCAAAAGGGAACCGTACCCTGAAGACGGCAATTACTTATTTAGAAAAGAAAAAATTAGAACACTCTAATGGAGGATAAACGAAATAAAAACCCCAGCTGGGACGAAGCTGGGGGCTACGTGGTCGTAGTAAATAGTCCCACGCGAGTCAGGTCGCGTGTATGCTGTGAACAGTGCCCAAATTACCAGGGCTTAATACTTTGGTGGTCTTAGCATGGACTAGAAACATTG